GGTGATGAAGGAGGCGATCCTCGACTGGCGCAACAACGGTGGAGAGCTGCAGAGCCCCAATTTCAAGGAGGCACGCAAGCTGCGGGTTGAGAACCTTCTCCCCTTCAACGGCATGCTCACCTTCACCATTGGTGACGAACTGTATGTCCTGACCAAAGACGACTTGGCTCGCATCGAACGCCTCCTCCAGGGCACGGCCTACTACAAGACCCATCTTGCCACCTACGGGCGCCTGACGACGGAGATGCGTGTGCAACTCATGCGAGCCCACGAGGAGTACTTCAGCCTCCTGCTGGACGCTATCCCCCGCCTCACGCACGACACGGCCCAGTGGCTGTGCAGAGCCTGTGACGTGGCCTACCACATGCGGCTCGCAGCGTACGCGGCAGACCTGGACCAGTCGGCCCTCGACGACCAGAAGGCCAAGGTCCGCAAAGAGAACCTGATGAGCATTGTCGACGTGTACGGTCTGGCCAACGCTGCCAGCGATCTCCCTATCCGCGAGGTTTGCGAGGTGATGCTCTTCTACAAGATCCTGCCTCAGCCGGACTTCGACTACTTTGGTGCAGCAAAGCGCCAGCAGGAGCTCTATGCCTTGAAGAACAATATCACTGATGAAGCCGTCTTCCGCTCCGTGCTAAGGCACCACAAGCTGCTGATGATCCAGGCCTACCACAGCCGCCATGGCGTGTGCCCTGGCACGCTGCAAGCACAAGGCGACCTCCCTGCCTGGGCCAGGAACTACCCGTACGTCGACCCAGCCCGCATCCCCGCGGCCGACGTGGACCTCATCAACATGTCCGGCGCCTTCGTCTACGTGTCGCACCCATTGGACCACTGGGACCTGGTCAAGGACAAGTCCATCTGCCCCAAAAGCATCAACGACGTGCGCAGCGTGCGGGACCTGGAGAGGCTCCCCAAAACCGAGAAGAACCAGCTGCTATACGAGCTCACCCTGCCTGCCCCGCGCTCCGTGGACCACATCATCGACCATTGGGAGGGCGCATTCATGGACATCAAGTGCGAAGACAAGCCCGAAGCAAAGAAGCCACATGGCCGCTGGTTCATGGAAGCACACTCAGAGCCACGCCTTGTGTTGTCCGAGTACGAGCTGAGCGTCGCCGAGTACGGCAAGCACCTGGAGGGCTTCATGCAGGGCAAAGGACTGATCGAGAAGCAGAAAATGATGAACCACGTGACCGAAGTTCTGCCCGAGGTTGCAGGCCACTCCCAGGTGTTCATCTCGTTCGACATTGCGAAGTTCTCGCCCCGACTCCCTATCAGGGTGCATGAGGAGCTAGACAAACAGTGGGCTGACGCCTTCGGCAAGCCACACATCGAACGCATGTCTGACATCTTCACCAAGGGCAACCTGCACTACGTGAAGGGCATGATCCACCACCAGTTCCCAAAGCCGGATGCAGACTTCGAAGGCTTCGCTGGCCGGAAGCTGACCTTCTACCACCTCGCGGTCATGCATGCGTTCGTCGAGTTCGCCAAGGCACGCGGCATTATCAAAGGGACGGCTAGGTACGCTGCACAGATCGACGACGGTGTCATGCGGGTTGCGGCAGACGTCTCATCGGGCCATGACTTCGTGTCTCTGCTGCGCGCTGAGCTCGAGGCACACTGGCTCGCATGCGGCATGGAGA